AACTTTTCAGGGTATTTCGGGTTTTCCTGCAGCATCAAAATTTGCAGGTAATAATGTAAAAGTCATACAGCCCAATGCAACCGCTCACGACGCAAATCACTCTGACTATTCGCAAATTTGTCAACTTGTCTCACAAACATGCTGGGTCAATGGCTATGAATATAAATTTTCTGATCTCGTAAAAGACCAAAAGCTCGGCAAGCTTGTGTCACATATGGGAGCGCTAAAGAACGACCGTCAACCAGGAACAATCATCTATAAAGATAAGATGCTAACACTTCCTACACGTCTACCTGTGTGCACGTGAGAAAGGAGAAAAATAATGCCAACTTATGAATATGGGTGTTTAGTTTGCAGCAAAGAGTTTGAAGTTCAGCAGTCTATCAAAGACGAAAAAGGTGCTGAGTGTCCTCATTGTAGAATTTTCAGCTACAACAGACTAATTTCAAAAGGTACATTCTTTGCTCTTAAGGGAGACGGCTGGGCTTCTGATAATTACTCGTCAACTAAAAAATAAATTAAGTTGTATAGATTAGACAGTCAATTGTAAGATTTCAGTATTACCCGCTTGTACCGCCGGTTGCGGTAGGAGTTCTTATAAAGCTCCGTTACCTGGTTCAACTCCAGGCAGGCGGACCAAAAGTCCGATATCACTTAGATGCATCCAGCTTTTAGTTATCCACATCTTGTAACCCGACTGAGTTAGACAAATTTGGTCTTTAGCGGTTTCTAGTCTAGATGCTAAGAAAATTTCTGATTCTTCAGTAATGATTTTTTTAATTTCATCTTGACCTTTAAATCTAGCAGGAAGTTGTTGAAGAAACAACCATAATATTTTTGATTCATGCTTCTTCACAGAAGAAACTATCTTTTTTACATGTGACCACTGCAGTTCGGGTTTTAAAATTTCTGAATCATTTGTGCCAAGCGATACAATTACTAAAGCTGATCTTACACCGATCAAGATTTTGTCTATTCTCTTGGACCAATAATCAATCTTCGTGGTGTGTAACGCATAAACGCAGCCTTTATAACTACACTTCTTCGTAAGAGACAAAAGGTGTTGCCATGCCCTCAGTAAGAGAATCACCCGACAGAATAATTCTGTTTCCTTTCTTTAAAACTTCTATTTTTTGATCTTCCGTTTTTTATCTTGGGCACAAATTTCTCGTAGAGTGCAGAGACACGCATTAGCTGCTAAAAAAAAGAAAAAACCTTATGATTCTCATGGTGCACAATTTGACTTTTTTCTTAAAGCCTCAAGAACAGCTAAGGAGATATGCTTTCCTGACGCATCAGGTTGATCTAGACTATTTTGAGATGCAAAAGATTGTAGACCACTTCGTGTTCCTTTTCCCCATAGACCGTCTATTTTAAGCATGTACAATCCTAACCGCCTTAGATGATTCTGTACTTCTTTCAGCAAATCAATTGTTAGAGGAACTAATTTTGAGTCTGCAGGCGAAGTGGAAATAGCTTCAGCAGGAAGTTTCATGAATAATTGACCCTCTGAAACTCTGCGATTATAGAGGCCCTTGTTAACTTGCATAACACCATTTATTTTTGCTTTGCTCCACGACAATAGTTTCTTTGGCACTTCGTTATAATTTCCTGAGTTGAGAGATTTACATGCATCTGACAGAACATAAACGCCTGTTCCGCAGTTAAAACCGAAAGAAACAAGTGCATCAAATTGATTTTGATTGAGAGGTACTTTGATTCTAAGTTTTATAGAATCTTCGCAACGCTTGACATCAGCTGCTAAAAGCGCTAGCGCTTTTTCCATAGTAATCTCTACGTCATCAGGGAAATTTTCATGGGGTTTTATCAAGTGTCCTATTCCAATCGTTCTAAGGCCTGCAATATCTTTGTAGGGTTTTAAGACACAACCTTCCCATCTAGCAATGAAATCAAGCCCATTTTTTGAAGTTCTCATTTGATCGTGCATGCTATGCGTAATTATTTAGCTGCAAGATAACGTTCTTTTATTTTACACTAGACAAAGATAATGTCTTCCTCTGATAGAAAGATGCTGAAAGTTGCGGCCGCCTCTGCGCTTCAGGGGTTAACTCGTGGCGACGATATTCGAACGTTTTTTCTAGGCGCTGTAGGAATTAGAAATGACGGTGTTCTTGTTGCATCAAGAAATGTAGCATCGCGTGACGTCGCGCCAAGTCATCATGCTGAAGCACGCTTAGTCAGAAAATTAACACCAAACTCAGCAGTATGGGTTGCTAGAGTTAGAAAAAATGGAGAGTGGGCTCTCGCGCGGCCGTGTCAGAGCTGTCAAATTCGACTTAAATCAGCAGGAATTGCCCGTGTAACTTACACTATCGGCGAGGATGAATGGGGAGTTATAGAGCTTGATAAAACCCTTTAACAAAGAACGCATAATGAAAAATAACGTAATTTCAATCAAAGACAAAATTGAGCGTTGGCAACATGTCTATACTTCACCAAACAGCAAATTTAACGTGCACGCTTCCAGCATGGGAAACATGAAGATTCAATTTTTGTCTAATAAAATGAAACCAATCGTGTTGGATTTCTTCGAATCTGTCAGATTCATGTCTGACGTTTCTAAGGGATTTGAAGAAGTAACGCTAGACACGATCGATGCACTTTGACGCGTCGCTATGGTAGAAAGTTTCTATCGGGGCGTTACTACGACTACTCCGAATGATTATAAAGAAAGAAAAGAAAACATGTCTAAGAAGAAGAACAAGCACCAGGCTGAAGAGATTATGATTACCAGTGACGATCTTGTGTATGTGTCTGATGACGACATCCGAAATCTACATGACTCCTTGCGAAAGGACCGCGACTACGCTGTCCGTGAAGGTTTTAATACCAAAAATTTCGAAGTTTCACTTTGCTACGTCCAACGAGAGATGGAGATTCGAGATCAACGTCGGTCTGCTCACTTGCAGTATATGAAGGAGCATGGTCTGCCACTTATCCAGCAAGATACGCAAGATACAGATGTACCCGCTGCTGTTTCTGTGTTACACTGAGACAATAAAATGCAAGACATCATTCACGATTACCTGAAAGAACTGAAAAGTTTTTCTCTACTCAAGCACCCAGAAGTGATTTCCTTGTTTAAGGATTTCTCAGAAGGAGATGCGCAGATAGCCAAGAAAGCGAAGAAAAAACTCGTAGAAAGTAATTTGCGCCTTGTGATTTCTATTGCAAAGAAGCACAGAGGACACAATATTCCCTTAGAGGATCTCATCCAAGAAGGCAACTTGGGTCTACTCAAAGCAATTGACAGATTTGACTACAAGAAGGGCTTCAAGTTTTCGACTTACGCAACATGGTGGATTAAGCAAGCTATCTCACAACATATTCTTAAGCGAAAAAGAATGATTCGTCTTCCTGCGCATGCAGCGGCTGTTCAGAGAAAGCTTATTCAAGCAGCTGATGAATATAAGACAATGATGGGTTGCGAACCGTCAAACGAAGAACTTCTTGATTTGATCGATGTATCAGAAACAGTCGCCAAGGCAGCTATGGCATCTGGGCGTAATATTGTGTCGCTTAATCAATTGCTTTCTTCGGACCCTGACTCGGGGTCCCTTGATACAAAGCTCGAAGACGAAGACGAGAATACTAATCCATTCAACGTCGTTTCTTCAAAGCAGCTTCTCAATATTGTTCAAGATGTTCTTCAGACACTCACGGAAAAAGAATCTGCAATCTTGCGTCTACGTTTTGGCTTGTTTGATGACGAAATTAATAGAAATGAGTATATGTTCACTGATCAAGAACTTTCTACGTTCAAGAGCACGTGATGAACTGGGCGATTGTCACACTAGCTTGTCTATCCAACGTCTTTGTTGTTCTCTCGTATTTGAGCTTAAGACGCCGTCTTTATTTACTTGAGCTGGATTTGAGACAGACTATAGAAAATGCTAAGATAGAAAAAGATGAACTGGATCATAGACAAAATCTTTTGACTCGACTAAGTGAAGTGCAAAATGCTAGATTTTCAAGACTAACAAGAGAATAATTAACTTGAGCAACCTACAAAGTAAAAAAGATAAGACGCAGTACGCAACAGTCGCCGAAGAAGGTACAAATTATCGGGAGATCGCAGATATGATGACTATGATCGGCTATAAGATGAATCATTCTTCGGCAAGAAATTACGTTTTACGAATCATGAAAAAGTTTGCCGAAGCAATCACTGAAAATTGGGGTGTAAATCTGTCAGATGAAGCACTTGATAAGATTATCAAGGACCCACTATTCCAAGATGGCATCTGTGACCTTCTTCAAAAAATTGAATCGGACAGAAAAATCAATGTCAAAGGAAATTTTGCATCATGAGACTACACCAAAAGAGCATTTCTAAAGTTTCGCTTCTCAGTGTTCTTAAACGCAGAAAGTCAAGCCTTAAAACTTTTCTGCAGGAAACGGGAATTATTACTTACGAGCTTTTAAAAAATAGATGTGATTCAATGGGAGTTATTCCTCCTGAAGAACTAGATTTTCTAGAAGCCGTAGGTGTTACATCAGTAGACGCGCTAAGAAACATTTCTTCACCAACAGAGGGTCTAATAGTTCTTGACCCACCGAAGCTTGTCAAGGAAAATACTGGCGAAACGCTTGCTGAGATTGATTTCCCAGCTGTAAGTGCTACTAGTAATAACTCGCTAGAAGAAGCTCAAGCACAAGATAGTTCAACAAAGAAAAAGAAAAAGAAGCTTGATGCAACTTGACGAGTGTCCTTGTTAAGCTGTCTACATGCCAACAGTCATCGACATCCTGGAACAGCTTGAATCTAACAACTCTCGTCTCTTCAAAGAAGACGTACTCGACAAACACAGCAACAGTGATTTGCTTAAGCGAGTGTTCGTAGCTGTTGGTGATCCATACAGCAATTTCTATGTCAATAAATTCAAGATGCCCCAGGCCGGAGGAAATGGCTCCGACGACCTTGTTCTAGAACATTTCCTAGAGGATATCCACGAAAAACTCTCCACCCGCAAAGTGACCGGCAACGCAGCGAAGGACCTTGTAGTTCGACTATTCGCTGACATGACAGGACCTCAGCAGAAGTGGTGCCAGCGCATTCTACTCAAGAATCTACGATGTGGTGTTTCGACTACTACAGTAAACAAGCTGTGGCCGGGAACAATCGTCGGTTTC